GATGAAATTTTAAACTTTGGGGTCGATGGTGGTCGTGCTGCTGTTCGATTTCTTTTATCTTTAAGAGACATGTTGTCTGGAAACTCAGATTCTAAAGTAAACATGACAGTTAAATGGGACGGTGCTCCTGCTATATTCGCTGGAATTGACCCATCAGATGGTAAGTTTTTTATTGCAAAAAAGTCTGTATTTAATGAGACTCCATTGTTATATAAAAGTACGGCAGAGATTGCTGCAGATACAAAACTCAGTCCTGCCTTAAAATCAAAATTTACTGTTGCACTTCAAGAATTTTCTAAATTGGGAATTAAGGGTGTTATTCAAGGAGACTTAATGTTTACTGATGATGTGTCAGAAAAAACACTTGACGGTGAGACATATCTAACATTTCAACAAAATACATTGATGTATGCAGTTCAGAAAGACTCTGACTTAGGAAGGGCGATCAACGCTGCAAAGATTGGAGTTGTTTGGCATACAACATATTCTGGAAAAGATTTACCATCAATGACAGCTTCTTTTGGTGTTAATATTTCTGGACTAAAGAAAACCTCGTCTGTGTGGATGGATGATGCAACATATAAAGATGTTTCTGGTTCTGCAAAATTTACTTCTTCTGAACTAAAAACATTTAATGGTCAAATGTCTCAAGTTGGTAGAAAATTTAAGAAAATTAAAGCAAACGACTTTAAAACATTCATGCAACTCCAAAACAAAACTTTCATCAAAGGACTTGCTGGTGCAAGTTTTAAAACATATCTTAACACATATATTCGTGAAGGACAGAATATTTCTACAAAGAATATGAAAAATCTAGACTATTCGATGTATGTTAAAAACTTTTTTGATGAAAAGGTTATTGCAAAATTAAAAACAGAAGGTGCAAGAAAAGATAAAGAGAGAATTAGAGATGAGGCAGTAAAGCAATTAATTAAATTAGATAGTGTTGCATATGCAATTGTTGATTTTATGGAAGAATTAATCAGTGCTAAGTCTCTTATTATAAATAAACTAAATAGTGTTAAACAATTAACGCAGATTTTTGTTCGTACAAAAAACGGTTATGAAGTGACAAATCCAGAAGGTTATGTTGCAATTGATACGAAAGGTAATGCCGTCAAAATTGTAGATCGAATGGAATTTAGTTATAATAACTTTACTGCAGCAAAGGCATGGGATAAGTAAAATGGATATAAAAAATATAATCGAAAATCTTAGGAATGAAGAATCTTTAAATGAAGGTATCAATGACCCAGGCATTTTTAAGGCGGTGTTTCTCGCTGGTGGGCCAGGTTCTGGTAAGTCTTTTATTGTAGGTAGAACTGCACTTACTTCTTTTGGTTTAAGAGTTGTAAACTCTGACCCTGCATTTGAAAGAGCATTGGATAAGGCCGGACTAGATAAAGGAAACCCAGATGATATTTTTTCTGACCTTGGACAACAAGTAAGAGGTAAAGCAAAGGCACTTACTGCGATGCAACAAGCGGGATACATGAAGGGTAGACTTGGACTTGTTATCGATGGTACTGGAAAAGACTATGACAAAATTAAAAAACAAAAAGACAAGTTAGAGGCGATGGGTTACGAAACCGCAATGATTTTTGTCAATACCGATTTAGACACCGCATTAAACCGAAATAGACTAAGAGCGAGAAGTCTTCCAGACAATGAAGTTGAATCTATGTGGAAAGGTGTTCAAGGAAATATTGGAAAATTTCAGTCTGCGTTTAAATCAAAAATGGTTGTAATCGATAACTCAGACGGTGCAGATTTTGAAAGAGATGTTATGAGGGCATATAGAACTATTGGTTCATGGACAAAGAAAAAACCATCCAACAGTGCCGCTAAAAAGTGGATTTCTGCAGAAAAGGCCGCAAGAGGAATTAAAGAAGAACTACTTAGAGAAGACGCAGAATTTGCACAAGATAGTTTGGAGATGATGTTAAGACAACTTATTATTCTTTCTAATAAGTCCACGGAACTTGCAGAGGCACTTATGGAAGAAGTAGATAGTCCACAAAATGATGAATATGAAATGGAAGCGTGGGTAGTTTCTAAAGTGACAAAGGCCAAGGATTACATTGACGCTGTTTATGATTATAGTATCATGGACGAAATGGATGATGACTAATGTTAGGATTTACTCAGTATCTTTCTGAAGGTATCAAACTTAAATTGATTCGTGGTAAAGGACAAGATGTTCTTAAAATGTGGGATACTAAGGAAAAGAGTTGGGTAGAACTAAGAGGAAAATCCGATTTTGAGCGAAGATACGATCCAAAAGATCCATTACACAAAGCAATTGCTGCTCTTGGCAAGTCAGCTAATATTTCTGATTTTGTTAACGGAGATGAAGTCAGTATTAACCCGAATCACCCAGATGGTAAAAAGGCATTAAAAATAATAAAAGGTTTGATGAAATGAAAACATTCAATCAATATATTCTTGAAAAAGAAATGCCAGAAATTTACTGCGATATGGATGAAGTCCTTTGTAATTTTACAGGCGGATATACAGATACATTTAATAAAGACTTTGCATCAACTGATAAAGAAGAAAGATGGGAAGATATTAAATCCAAAAAAGATTTTTGGCATACCCTTCCATGGATGCCTGGTGCAGAAAAAATGTGGAGAATGTTAAACAAATATAATGCAAATATTTTATCTGCATATTCAAAAAGAGATTCGAACTCACAAAAAGGAAAAAGATCTTGGATTTCAAAAAATTTGAGATTGAATGGAAAAATACATTTAGTCCAACGAGCAGATAAACAGAAATTTGCTACAACAAATGATAAACCAAATATTCTAATTGATGATTATCCTAAGAATATAAAAGAATGGGAAGCGAAAGGTGGTATTGGTATTCGTCATGTCAATCCAGCGAAGACTATGAGAGAATTGGAGAAGTTATTGAGATGAAAACTTATAAACAGTTTCAAAATATAGAAGAAATGGTGTTGTATCATAGACAGAATGAAATACCACTAATTGATAATGTCTTTCGTCTAGGTTCAAATAATTTTTATGAGACCTTTAGAGTTGCAAGAAGATTATTCGAAGAGGGTAAAGTCGAGTTTGACCTTTACGACATAGAAATGTTACAAACAGATATTGGTGAGTGGGCGATGTTTGAGGAACAAGAATATGTTCCTTTGGACTGTCCTTTGATGGAAGAAGAAGATGTAGAATTGAATTCTCCAAAGAGAGGTGGAAAGAAAAAGTATTATGTATATGTTAAAAATGATAAAGGAAATGTAATTAAGGTTTCTTTTGGAGATACAACAGGATTGACTGCAAAAATTAATGACCCAGAGGCAAGAAAGAGTTTTGTTGCAAGACATAATTGCGATCAGAAGAACGATAAGACAAAACCAGGCTATTGGGCATGTAGACTTCCAAAGTACGCAAAACAACTTGGATTAAGTGGCGGTGGTAACTTTTTTTGGTAATAGGTGATTTATGATGGTTCCATATATTGAAGAAGTAATTGATGAAAGAACAGTAAAGAGAATATTTTCTGGTGATGCTGATGTAAATGATTTAGTGTGGCACAGAGACAATGAAACTAGATTGGTTGAAATATTAAAATCTGATGATTGGCATTTTCAATATGATGACGAATTTCCTTTCCCTCTCTTGGAAGGAATGATGTTAAAAATAAACAAAGGAGTTTTTCATAGAGTCATAAAAGGATATGACTGTGGAAAATTAGAAATAAAAATTCATAGGTTTGACACATGACACAAGACGATATAGATTTTGGTTTTACAGCAGTAGATGAAGAAGATCTTAAAGGATTATCTGGTACATCTACACAGACTGATGAGATGACTTCTCAGTTGGAGACTACAGGCGAGAGCGTAAAACTTTTAGAATACAAAATGGACAATCTTGCAGACCGTCTTGGTAGTATGCTGGATGAAGTTTCTACAGTAAAAGATTATTATGAAAATGAAAAGGTTATTGTATCAAATAAATTACAAGAGGTGGAGAATTTGATTTTGCCACTTCTAAATAATTTAATGAAGAATAAAGAAAAAGAGTATATTTACTGGCCCAATAGAGAGGCTATTATCAATCAACAGATTGAAAGAATCACTAAAATTACAAGAGCAGGGTCATGAAAGATACAGTAGTTTTTACATTTGGTAGGTTTAATCCTCCGACCACAGGACACGAAAAACTTATAGAAAAACTTGCATCGGTTGCCAAAAAAGAAGGCGCCGATTTTATGGTATTCCCTAGTCATTCGCAAAATGACAAAAAGGATCCTTTAGATCATAAAACTAAAGTTAGTTTTATGAAAAAGATGTTTCCAAAATATTCTCGTAATATCATCTCCAATAGAAATGCAAAAACTGCATTTATGATTGCGCCTATGCTATATGATATGGGTTATAAGAGATGTATTATGGTTGTCGGTGGAGATAGAGTTACAGAATTTAAAACTACACTTAACAAATACAATGGTAAAAAAGGAAGTCATGGTTTCTATGATTTTAAAGGTGGTATCGAAGTAGTCTCTGCAGGAGAAAGAGATCCAGATGCTGAAGGTGTTACTGGAATGTCTGCATCTAAGATGAGAGCTGCAGCTGCTGCAAATGACTATGATAGTTTTAAAAATGGTTTACCATCTGCATTTGAAAAGTCTAACGGAAAAAAATTATTTAATACTCTTAGAAAGTCAATGAATATAAGTGAAGAATTGTCAGAGTTTCTTGAGGCAACCAATTCAGACTTTTCACGTTTTATTGACACAGAATTTGTAGAGATTGTAGAAGATATTGAAGACGAAATGTTAATAGAATCTGTTTATAAAGAGTTGGATTTTAAAATTGGTATTGATGATGATTATGCAACAGTATATAAAAGAATATACAATAATGAAGAAGTATCTCAAAAACAAATTGATGATTTAGAAAAGTTTGCAGATAGAATGCTTGCAAAGTATGATATTGATGTTACATTTACAAGACACTTTGTTGATAGAATGAATGATACTAGAAATGACCCAGAAATTAAAGTAGCAGAACTTCAAAAGTTTTTCAAAAAAATTCAAAAGAAAAAGGGTTCTCAGATTAAGGCAAACCCCGACATTGAAGCAGTTCTCAAAGACATGTCAACTAATTTAAATTTACCTGTAGTTATCAATTATAAGAATGGTGATTTTGAGGTTGTCCATAAAACAATCATGCGTAAAAAGAATTTTTCTACATCAAGTAAAGAATTGAAATATGAAAGTCTTGAAGAAGCGAATTATCAAGTAGATATTGAAGGATTGCCCACTTTTTATGTAGATGCAAGTAGTGCTGGGGAAGTTAAAAATAACCTACGCAAAATGTTAAAAAATCCAAAGATTATTAAAGATGTTGAGAAAGTTACTGATGGTGAAGTTAAAAAAGATTTCCGTGACAGGATTACTGGAAAAGATGAAGGTGTATCTCGAGCCCAACAGGCTGCAATTGCAATCGCTAAAAAGAAGTCTGGTAAATATGACAAAGACGGTAATAAAATAGAAGATTGTTGGCCTGGCTACAAACAAGTAGGAATGAAAAAGAAGAGTGGTAAAGATGTTCCTAATTGTGTTCCAGAAGATTTTAAGATGAATCCAGAAAGAGAAAAGGATTTAGAAAAGATTGCAAAAGATTTGCCAGATGATGATTTTAAGAAAAGATACGGCGATGAGTGGATGCAAGTTAAGATGGCAACTGCAATGAACATTCTGAAAAAGAAACTTGGTTATTCTACAGAAGATTTAGAAGAGATTGCATGGTTACACAGACCAAGAGGGTCTTCCAAAACAGTAAAAGTTAAAAAGAAAAAAGATGTTATTGAACCAACTTTAAAAGATAAGATTGCGGCTCGCCGCAAGCTTGCGAGAAAGATTGGAGACAAACTAGCATATAAAATGAGTTGGCAAGATGTGATGAAGGCAGTTAACGAAGATGCAGAGATAAAAAGTTTTTCACAATTTATTTACGAAAGAAAGACAACTCAAGACCCAGATATCAAAGACAAAGATGGATCTCAACCAAAAAAGTATTATGCAAAAGATGCTGATGGTGATGAGATGTCAAAATCAACAAAAGACAAAAGAGCTGCTCACTTTAAAAAACAGGCGTCTAAACCAGATGGAAAAGACTCTTCTTATAAACCAGCGCCTGGAGATGCGGATGCAGAAACGAAACCTTCGCAATATACTAAGAAATATAAACAAATGTTCGGCGAAGATAGTGCAGAGACACTAGACGAAGCTAAGATTGCTGGACTAGTTAAGAAGGCAGATAAGTCTGG